ATACAAGGTTTAGTAGCCGATATTCCTTTAGAAGAATGGGGTGATCCCATGGAAGACCATATAGCGCAACCATGGGATTGTGAGTCAAGAGATCATTCTGTAATAGTTATGGATAGAGTTAGTTCTAGCCCATGGCTTTGCAAAATAGATGGAAAGTTTTATACTGGTAAATATATGTTTACTGTAGACTATACAAATAATGAGATCGCAGATTGTCCTGCACAACATAAACAGTCTCATGTTTTATACATAACAGAGGACTGTGAATGGAAAGGTAACTTAGTTGCATTACCTAATAATAGAGTAAGAGCAACAAGTCCTGCATTATGGGTAACTGGAGAAGGAGCACCAGATTTTATTCCTTCACAAACGTTACACTCTGCAGAAGGACATGAGAGTTATTTAGACCCGAATATTACTTTTAATAATTTATACGCGGAGGACTGATATGCCAGCTAAGAAAAAGCCAGCAAAGAAAAAGAAAAGTACTAAAAAGAAAGGCGCGACACCTACTAATCCAGCTTTATACGCAAGAGTGAAAGCAGAGGCTAAAAAGAAATTTAAGGTTTATCCAAGTGCTTATGCAAATGGATGGTTAGTGCGTACTTATAAAAAACGTGGAGGCGGTTATAGATAATGCCTAAGAAGAAACGCGACCCTAAAAAAGGTACAGGTAAAAAACCTAAAGGAAGCGGTAGACGTTTATATACTGATGAAAACCCTAAAGACACAGTTAGTATTAAGTTTGCAACTCCTGCAGACGCAAGAGCTACAGTTGCTAAAGTTAAAAAAGTTAAAAAACCTTTTGCAAGAAAAATACAAATACTTACTGTTGGAGAACAAAGAGCTAAAGTAATGGGTAAAACACAAGTAGCTAGTATATTTAAAAAAGGTAAAGAATCTATTAGGAAAGCGAGGAAAAAAAGTGGCTAAACCTAAAGGCGGATTAACAGCATGGTTTGGAAAAGGACCTAAAGGCGATTGGGTAGACATAGGTGCGCCTAAGAAAAAAGGTAAATTTCAAAAATGCGGTAGAAAATCTGCTAAAGGAGGAAGTAAAAGAGCCTATCCAAAATGTGTTCCTAGGTCTAAAGCTAGAAGTATGACAGCAGCACAACGAAAAAGTGCAGTACGTAGAAAAAGAGCAGCAGGAAATCCTGGTGGTAAACCGACAAACGTAAGAACGTTTGTAAAAACTAAAAAGAAAAATGGCAAGAAAAAAAGCTAAAGCTATTAAAAGAACCACAGGAAAGGGAGGTAATTACCGACCTACTAAAGCTGGTGCAGGCATGACTAAAAAAGGTGTTCGTGCGTATAGGAGAGCTAATCCAGGATCCAAGCTTAAAACTGCTGTAACGGGTAAAGTTAAAAAAGGCAGTAAAGCAGCAAAGCGTAGAAAGTCTTACTGTGCTAGGTCGTTAGGACAATTAAAACGTAGTTCTGCTAAAACTAGAAACAATCCTAATTCAAGAATACGTCAAGCAAGACGAAGATGGAAGTGTTAGATGAAGAAAAAAGGAAGTAAAAGAAAAGGTCTTTGGGCAAATATACACGCAAAAAGAAAACGTATAAAGGCAGGGAGCGGTGAACGTATGAGAAAACCTGGATCCAAAGGCGCTCCTAAAAAGAAACATTTTAAACAAGCTAGAACAACAACTAGGAAACGTAAGTAATGTATGAATATTCTTGTGAAGTTAAAAGGGTGGTGGACGGAGACACTGTGGATGTCGTATTGGATCTTGGGTTTGATATTTCTTATAGCACTAGGGTTCGTCTATACGGTATTGATACTCCCGAGTCACGTACTCGTGACTTGGACGAAAAAGCTAGAGGAAAAATGGCTGGGACTTTTTTAAAAGAAGCTATAGAAGACGGAGAAAAAGTAATTGTACAAACAAAACTTAAAGATTCTAAAGGTAAATACGGTAGAGTATTAGGAGAAATAATTGTAGATGACGTAAATATTAATCAACTTATGATAAAATGTCATTTAGCAGTAGCTTATAACGGACAATCGAAAGAAGATATAGAAAAAGAACATATGTGTAATAGAGATATCCTTATAGAAAAAGGTATATTTAACCCAGAGGAGATAAAATGAAAATAGGTGGTTTATTAAAAAATGTGGTAGGTGCCGTAGCCCCTACTTTAGGAACTGCTCTTGGAGGTCCAATGGGCGGTATGGCAGCTAATATGATATCTGAAGTTTTAGGAGTACCAAACAACCCTAAAGCAATCGAAAAAGCCATAGAGGACGCTACCCCTGAACAAATGTTATTACTCAAAGAAGCTGAACAAGCTTTTGAGTTACAGATGAAAGAACTTGACGTAGATATTTACAAATTAGAAGTAGCAGATACTCAAGATGCTAGAAAAACTTTTAGTAAAGACTGGACAGCTAGGATAGTAGGTGTGTCTGTAGTTGGAGGATTTATGGGTTATATATTTTTAGTAACTTTACAACCTCCAGAACAAAACTCAGAAGCGTTAATAAATCTAGTGCTTGGCTACTTAGGTGGTTTAGCCAGTGCCGTTATAAGTTTTTATTTCGGTGCCTCTAACAAATCAGATTAATGAAAAAACACATCAAAAAATACTCTATATATTTGTTAAGTACATTGCCGTTTTATGTGATGGCTGACCAAACTGGTGATTGCGATGCGGGTACGCAATATTGTGAAGCTAACAGTTTAGATACAACAAACACAACAACTACAACCAACACGAACACAAACACAAACACGAACACAAACACAAACACAAACACTAATACTTCAACTTCAACGAATACAAATACAAACACAAACACAAACACGAACACTAATACATCAAACAACACTAACGTAAATACAACCACCGCTACTTCAACAGCAACAACAAACAACAGTAATACGAACGTTAATACATCGACTTCTACAGTTAACTCAACGGTTACTCAAAACGTAAATAACACGACTGTTTCGGAAAATACAAATACAAACAATAACACAAATACAAACTACAATGAGTCAACGTCAGAGTCAAACGTAACAACAGAAAACACTAATAACAACAATACTGTTTCTGATAATACTAATAGGAATATAAATGAATCTAATAGTACACAGACCATAAACCAGAACGTAGATACTAAAGCTCCACCTGCCTCTGCTATTGCTCCTAGCATTATGTCTTATTCACAAGACCTATGTACCACAGGAGTATCAGGTGCTTTCCAAGGACAAGTATTTGGTTTATCAGGCGGTAAGGCAGTTAGAGATGAAAACTGTGAAAGATTAAAACTGTCAAAGTATTTATACGATACAGGCATGAAAGTAGCGTCTGTAGCCATACTTTGTCAAGACGTAAGAGTTTTTAAAGCTATGGAAATGGCAGGTACACCGTGTCCGTATAAAGGTGAAGTTGGACAAAAAGCCTCACTAGCTTGGACAACGAATAAATCAGATAGACCCGATTACATAGAATTAAAAGAAAAGTACGTTAAAAAATGTAAGACTACTCGTAACGCAAAAGGCAAAAAGAAATCAGGAAGAACTTGTGTTAAGGAATTTTTGGCTAGTTAGTTGTTTATTATTTTTTAATGACTTACAAGCAACGTATACTTACGAGGCTAACCAAGCATTATACGACCTACACCGTAACGCTAATAATTTTCAAGGAGAGTTAGCGTACGAAGTTGTAGACGACGGTATCTCTCCTGCGATCGATCTTTCTTTTAACTTCACTTTTTATGGCTCAACTTTTTCACAAGCTAGAATGGCAACAAACGGTTGCTTACATTTTGGCGATAGTGGTGACTATTGTAGCGACTACACTCCAGACCCTATAAATGGACAACATACTTATACGCTATATCCGTTTTGGACTGA